CCTGTAAGGCTTCTAAGTACAATAGGTTCTTGCATTGGAGTAGGTCGGCCACCTGTCTCCATTTCTTTTACCTTGCGAACGTGCAAGTGCGAGTACATCCAATCCGTTGGGTGCTGCGAGTATCTATGGATCACCATAAAATCCGAAGCACGGTTTACCCACTTACCGCCACCCTCAGAGTCCGCAGCCATAGGCGGTGCAGGAAAGCCCTCGTATAGCTGTCCTTTCTTATTGCTTGTTCGTAGTGCTGTGGTAACAGCGTGAGTATTCAGCCATATACTTACGTTGTTTTTAGAGCAAAACATACGCATCATAGTTGAGGCAAGGTAATCGTAGTCGTGGCCGGTAAGCCCTGATAGGGCATCCTTATCCTTTGCTAGGGAGTTGTACGGATCTATGAGGAAGCCTTGATAGGGAGACTCATCGTAGATCTCTTGTGCACGATCTAACAGCGTTTTGTAGGTCAGCAGTTCGCTAATGTCCATAATGGTAAAGAATTGCTGAAGGTAAAGTAGGCTGGTTTCAAATTTAGCCATAGACATCCTTTCAAGCACTTCACCGTTGTAGTACTCAAGCAGCTTTTTCATAATGCTGTACGGCTCATTCTCGCTTGAGTATATCAACCATTTGATGCCGTGCTTTAATGAAAGCACCAACATAAGGTAGATAGTCAAGCTTGTCTTACCCACGTTAGCGTGGCCAAGTATTATGTTAAAGTTTTTAGGTTTAAAGCGCAGGAATTGGTCTATTGCTTCGTGGCCAAACTTGTAGCCTTCTTTGACTCGTCCTTCTCGGACAGCTAATAAATCTTCGTGTAGTTTGCTATAATCAATCGTATTCTTCATCGTCGTTCCCAAGATCTAGTCGGAGCAGCATCATTTCATACTGCTGCCTTAATTCAGTATATTCTAATTGCAATCGGAAGTAATCACCTGCAAGTTCCTTGTAGGCCATATCTTTTCGCCAAAGCTGTTCTTTCAAAAAAATATCCATTTCTTCCATAGTCAAGTATAAAAAAAAAGGTCGGGTTATCAGCCCGACCTATTGTTTTTTTTTAGAAGGGGAGATCATCTGCTTCCTCCCTCACTGAAGCCGGAGCTGGTTCAGGCGTTGCCTGTTGAATGCTTGGCTGAATGTTCACCCAATCATTGAAGATCTCCGCTACTTGAAGTACTTGATTAGCTTTTAGGTTCATACCGCTTGTGAACTCTACGGCTGCTTTTAAAGCCACCTGACGGACGATAAGTTTGTCTTTGGAAGAACTCCCCGATTTGGGTGCGTTATAGCCACCTGAACCTCCTGAGTAGTTTCCATTAGGATTTACACGCTTGAAGCGAGACTTCTCCACGTCATAAGTGTAGTTGAACTCCTCACCGGCTTTCGGCTCCCAAGTCTTAGTAAATACTGAACCGCTTTGACCGTTGTCAAGCGATAGCTTGTAAATGTTGAAGTCGTTCCACTTCGATTCGAACATTACGTCCTTGATAGTTGCTGTTTTCATATAGTTTTAATTAAAGTTCAAAGTATCTTGATTCTACATAGTCGGCTTCTTCCTTGAAGCCTTGGTCGGTAAGAAGATGCCATACTGCTAAAGCATCCGTGTCATTGACCATAATATCTATTTGAGTCGGTGTTAGTATCATAGATCTTTCTTGTTTAGATCCTTGATGTAGTAGTCAATGGAGTTCTGAACAAACTCTGGAGTCCAATTAGAATTTACCTCAACGTGTCGGTAGATCCAATTACGAGTGTGCTTCAGTTCAGTTTCTAAGGCTTCGATACGAGCCTCATAGAGTTCAATTAGTTCGTTTTTCATATTACTTTTAGTTGGTTATACAAAGCAATGTTAAAAAAAACTTTGCAATAAAGCAAAAAAAAAAGATAACCCCACCGAAGTGGGGCTATCCAACCAACTAATCTACAAAGGGAACTAACGTAGATATATTTTAACTATTGCAGTATCTTTTGTAATCGAGCTATCAAACGTGAGTTTAATCTCTCCAATATATTTAGGGGAATCGTTAGCGAGAAATCCAAGATCAACCAAGCTATCACAAGTAAACTTTGAAACCATAATGCTATTATCGAGATCATAACGATAGTTGCAGCGGATATGGACTTTCGCAGCTCTGTAAGAAACAACATCATAGCGGTTAAGTTCGTTTTCAATTTCTTGCTTCCATTTATCCTTCTGCTGTTTTCTATAACTCCAATGGCGGCTGGAGTAAAAGGCGTTAAGAGAAGGTACTTTACCGAGGGTAATTTCAATTTCATCAGTCCATTGCATCTAACAGGCGTTCACTTTTCTCAATATCGTACTTACCAATCAACTTGTAAATATGTCTGCTTATGCTTCTTATGCTTTCTTTTTGATCGTCTGTTGCAGAAACATCATTAAAGTTAGCGTGGATTGAAGTGTCTATTGCTAAGAGTGTGTCTACTATTCCCATTTAATTTAGTTTAGTTTATATAGCTTTCTAAAGAAAGCTATTAAACTTATTATAGTTAATATAACTAATATAAGCTTAACTAAGTCAAAGGTAGTCGTTTTTTCTTGATACACAACCTTAGGCACATAAATTTCCTTTTCAATGTGTATCGTGTCTGGAGGACACGTGGTTTGGATCATAAAAGTGTCTCTAACCACTTTTATTTGCGTTCTAACGCCTTTATTTACAAAAACCATAGAGGTGTCCCCCTTGACTACAAAAGTATCTTTAACGGTCTTTATTTCGGTAATGATTACCGTATCTAGTTTTATTGCTTCCTTTTGGACAATACTTGGATCTTTTGCAATCGCACGTTTCAGGTGATATTGCGCACCACAAGACGTCAGCATTAATGCTCCAATTACGACTTTTAACTTCCACAAGCTTCGCATTCCTCAGGGTTTTCTAAATTACAGGTGGGCTGCTCTTGGTTTTCCAGCTCCTTTACAAAGTCCTCAAAGTTTGTGTCGCTCATTATTTTTGTTTATTTTCTTTGTACATTAAATACCAACGCTGGGCTGTATATCCAATAGTGATTATTAATAGGGCAATCTTCAACGCCATCTCAATTTGAGCAAACGAGATAGCAAAAGTACTCGCATTTAGCAACAATACCTTTATATCTGTCTCGTTCATTTTTTAGCAAACTTTTCAAGACCTGCAATACCAAAGCTTCCGAGAGTTACGATCAAAAAGCTGTTATATACAAAATCGTTAATAGGCAGATGATTGTTGAAAAATCCAGTAATTACGTCAATTACCATAACAACAACCATAATAGCAAACGATAAAAAACCGATCACGGTTTTCTCGTTGTAGTCGTTCGTGTTTTTAAAGATCTCTGTAAACTTTTTCATCCTATCAAATGTTTAAATTTATCAGCAACCACAAAGCTAGGACAAGCTTTAGCTGCAAATTCGTTATGTCCGTGTAGGGTAGCCTCAGGGTACTCAGCAATTAACCCTCTCAATAAGTTTTCCATTGACTCTAACTGCTTTCCGTGTAGTGTGTCCTTCGGAGTCTTTCCGTCAGACTCTACACCACCGATATAACAGCAGCCGATGCTATTGCTATTCAACCCTTTTGTATGCGCTCCGCTACGCTCCACAGGTCGACCAATTCCAACCGTTCCATCCAGCTCGATAACATAATGATAGCCGATGTCTGACCAGCCTCTCTTGAGATGCCAGTCTCTGATCGTATCAGTCTTAATATCTTGCCCCTCACGAGTGGCTGCACAATGCACTATAATTTTATCTATCTTTCTCATTCTTCCGGTGTCAAGTAAATAGTACCTAAACCTTGCGCCCATATATTACCATCACAACAGGATCTGCTGTAAGTGTTTTTATGCTTACAGTAACAAGCTCTACGCCCTCCCCTTGGGGAGGTGCGAGAAGGAATAAAGTTTTTATCTTCCTCGTTCATTAGATCAGATCTTCACTTGGCTCTGGAAAGTATTCAGGATGTAATGTCTTACAAGCCTCAGTCCACTCACGAATAGCAGAAGATGAACCAAACGTATGAACGCCCATTGGCTTCATCCACACCATCTGACCATCCCAAGAAGGATCTGCCTCACCATCCCATAGCACATCAATGTGGTAGGTAGAAGATAGTACAGGTGCAGTGAGTTCGTTTCCTTCCTCATCGTATGTACCATCGGTTTCTACCAAGTGTCCAAGATGTACGATAGCGTGGCTATGCGTTGGGTTACCTTCCTCATCTACGCCTAAAGCGTTAATCTTTGTAGTGGCTGCTCCTTTAGAGCCAAAAGAGTATTTTCTAAATGTTTTCATATTAGATTGTTGTTAGTGCTGCTAATTCTTCGTTTGATAGTCGTGTCTTGAATACAAGGGCTTGATTTACTTTTGATGACTTACTGATATTGACATTATCTAAATCTAATCTATCAACTGCAAGTGTCCCAAGTCCTGTTGCGGTTCCTGTATCAATTTGCACACCATTAGCATAGAAAGCATAATCTCCATCTTTATAGGCAAGAGCAAATTTGTATGTATTACCTACTGATGCATATCCTGTTGAGGTTTGTCCAACAAACTGATTAGAGCCATTAAATACAACTGCATTTATATTGTTTAACGCATTGTGCTGCATATATATTTGATTAGAATTACTGCTATTTCTTAATCTAATAAAACGAGATTGATTAGTAGTATCATCACTAACAGGAGTGTATTCACAAAATATAGTTCCTTCAGTTTGACCAAATAAAGAAGTATCAGGATTTGCAGTTTCACAATCAACATCAGCAGTACGAGTCACACTACTCCCATAGGTAGGGATGTAGGATGTTGCGTAACTTCCTTCTTCTACTTGATACCCATACAACAAAACGCTTCCGTCTCTTGCACCTTCATTGTGAGAATAAAAACGCATTACTGAAGATGTTCCCGTAGCAGTTGATGTTTGCCATACACGATACCATCCGTTTCCGTAATCTTCATAATCTACATTAGTACCAGCAACAGAGTCAATCTCTGCTCCATTCCAATTCACTACGAAATTGGTTACATTAACTCCATAAATACCAGTCCTTGTACTATCAATGTTTTTAACAAAACAACTTGTTGTATATGCAGTTCCAATAGTTACGGGTTGACTAACATAAATGAAATCATTGCCACCACCGCCTGAACCTATTTTAGCTGCATTTTGTACACCCTCTGGACTCGTTCCGAAATTGTCCTCAATAGTTGCATTATCAAAGATTGACCAAGAACCAAAGTATTCGGAGTGTACTATCTTATTACTCCTTTGTGGCTCTAACAAGAGTGCAGGACACGAACTATCCGTATAGTCCAATCTTGGTACATTATCAGTAATACCTCCCTCTACGGCAGTAGTAGTCGTTTCTATGTAGTCTCTTGCTACAAGTCCCTGCTCAATTTGGGCATCTTGGATGTAGATGTACCCCGCAGTTGTTTGATTCCAATCAGGATAAATTTGTATAGTAGGATTAGATGTGGTCATTGTGACTGAACAGCGATACCATCCATTTCCAACATCAACCATAGCACCACTTACGGGAGAATTTGAAAGAGTATAAGTTCCCGTATTTAAATAAAACCTTGCGTATTGATTTGAACCATCTCTTATAGTAAGAAGGTTTAATGTTCCCGCTTTAGCATATAAACTTGTCGTGTATACTCCACTAACCGAAATACTTATGGCTATATTTCTATAAGAACTTGCATTTTTTTCAAATTTCCAAGCATCATTAGTGCCATCGTATCCTGCTTGATTTGCAGTAAGTGTTATTCCAGATTGAGGATTCCAAGTAGTATCAAACTGATTACTCTGTAAGATTAGGTTTTGAGTCTCCTTCTCTATATTACCATCTGCATTAACTCTCGTAGCAGCAGACGATCTTGTGAAAGTAAAATCACCATCACCACTAACAGGCTTCTGCGAGTAGACCTTTCCTGTTTTAGTTCCGCTTGGTATAAGTACCAAACTTGATTTGTCGTATATACTCATCTTATAAAGTTGTTAAGGCGATACATTCGCTATCAGTTAATCCTGTTTCAAATATCAAGAATTGTTTAGCCTTACCTGATACTTGATATACGCTTGTGTTATAAGCCCAAAATGCTGAACGCAAATCAAATCTTAAATTAGGAGTTCCTTGCGTTGTAGTTATTTTTGTTCCGTTTACAAAGAAGTCAATAACGCCATCTGCTTTTCTAACGACATATTTACCATTAGTGCCAGTTGCAGGATATGTGTAATTTGCGGAAGCCATAAGAACCTCACCATCACCATTTAATTGAATTTTGTCGGTATCAGGTCGCAGCCACCAATAAGATTTATATGTGCTTCCAAGATTAAACTGACCACCACCACATATCATATTGCTTTGTCCATTTTCTTCAAAGAAAGAACCTTCATACATAAATGTAAAATTGTCATTTGCTTCAAATACATATGGTGTATCAATTAAGTCATTTTGATTGTTAAAATCATCAGACCTCGTTACACTTGAACCATATGTTGGTATATATGAGGTAGGGTAGCTTACATCGCCTCCTGTACCATTGTCCTCTACCTGCGCTCCCCAAATATAAACTGAACCATCACCATCTTGGTGGTC